AAACATCCTCACTGTAATAATTCCTTATTTCTCTTCCTGTTTCTAAAGGAAATTTTTTCAAAACTTCTATACAGTTAAGAACTGCATTCTGATAATAATTATCTTTTCCTTTAGAATTTATTACTGTCATTATACTGTAGTTCCTTTGAATAGTTTTTTCCAAACAGCACTTTCCAAAGCATCTAATACAAAAGCCGCTCCTTCATCGCTTATAGCCAAGAGCCCTTCTTCTGGAGCAAGTCCTCTACTGATAGCATATTCTTCAAATTTTTCAGGATAACCAACAGATCCTCTCTTTGAATATTTATCAGAAAGAACTTCTATTTTATAAGAACTTAGCTCTGTAGCAATTAATAGAGAAGCTCGTACTCCCGGAACTGTTCTGTCTAGAATATGAGCAAAAAGAGAACCAGTTCTATCTCCAACTTGGGAACTATCTAAAACACGTCTTTTCTTCCCAAGAAGAGTTTCAACCTTATTCCCTTTTTTAGCCATTTGTTTTCGCCACTTGATGGTGGTTGAACTAACTGTTGCAGAATTCATTTTTTCAATTATTTCTGAAACTTGCCCATGTAATCTTGATATTGGGAGCTCCCAATCTTTAGGGGTTAGTTTAAAATTTTCAAAATCATCAAGAAATTTTAAACTACGTTCAGAAAGTTTTACTTCAAAAGAAATCATTAATTCTACCTATAATAGACTTTATTTTCTGCATCAGTTAGGTTATCAGTTTCAATAACCCCATCATCAATTCCAGCGATTCCGATTTCAGTTATTTTTTGAACTCTAGATCTCCAAATTGGACCTATACCATGGCCTTCTACATATACTTCTAAAGACCTATTAGCTAAGTCATTCCATTTTTCAACTGGAGAACCGACTTCTGTCGTTGGAGTAAAGATTGAATTGAAGATCTCATAAGCCGCAAATCTCACACATGCAAGGCTTATTGCATCTGGAATAGTAGCTGTTAAATCAGAATAAAATGTAACATTCGCTAAAGTTCCAAATTTATTTTCCAAACTCGCATTAATAAGTTTGGTTGCGTCATCAATGAATGCATCGCCATCATCATTACTGATGTCTGAATTCGCAGTGATATAAACTTTGTCTCCAGAAACTGCTGTTCCTGCCCAATTGGCACTTGGAACAGTAAATTTCCCAGAAGCTGTAAAGAGAGAACTAATTACTCCTGTCCCTATGAAACCAAGGACATCTCCGGATACAGAAAATGCAGTAGAGCTAGTGAATGTAAAGGTGAATGTTTCATGTGCTGAATATTCATCCAAAAAAGAAACACCACTCAACATTATTGTTCCAGTGTTATCGCCATCTGCTTCTAGGCCCTTATAGGCATCTGAAAATCTAACTCGAGATTCCCTAACGCCCGCAGAACGAAGAAGTCTTTTAACTGTCGATAATTCGCAATATTGTCGATCACTCATCTTTCTTAGCCTTTTTCTTCATACTGGATTTTTTACCCTTAGCAGCTTTTTTCTCTTTTAATTGTTCGATTTCTTCTGGAAGAAGTCTTCGAACATTTTTTGATTCAATTTCTTTCACCGCTATATCTTTTGGCAATAAAATCATTTCTCCAATTCGAGGAATGAATGCTTCGTTTTTGTTATACCCCTCAATTCGATATTTCAAGGGACTGTTAATTACAATTAATCTTATTTTCTTCATCAATCCTCTCCTTTTGAGATGGAAGAAGTTATTCGTTTGTTACAATTTCGAAATTTGACCCATCTTGGCAATAACGCAACTTACCATCTGCTCCTCTGATTAATCTTCCAGTACTCGCACCTGGGCGATCACTATCGGAAACAGCCTTTAGGTCAATCCTTTGTGTTAGTTTAAATTTGTCAATCCTTGTTTTTCCCCAATTATAAGTTCCTAAAACACTCATTTCTTCACCTCCCTACGTTGCCGAGACGGTACTATAAGATATACCGTCTTCGCACGTTCGAAGTTTATCATCTGTCGTATTAACATACATACGACCAGCTTCCACAGGAGGTGCAGCGGCAAGAAGCGGAAATGTTATAAATTCAACAATTTCCACTTGATCAAATTTAGCTTTTGCTGCTAAATATCTTGAAACTGGCATAATTTATTCCTCCTTACGCCGAACTAGATGAAGATGACGATGAAGATGATCTAGAACTAGAAGATGTCGAACTAGAACTAGAAGAACTAGAAGACTTCGAGCTTGAACTTGAACTTGAAGATTTAGAACTAGAGCTTGAAGAACTAGAAGACTTTGAGCTAGAGCTAGAAGAGCTAGAAGACTTCGAACTAGAACTTGAGCTTGAAGATTTAGAACTAGAGCTAGAAGAACTAGAAGACTTTGAGCTCGAACTAGAGCTTGAAGACTTAGAACTAGAGCTAGAGCTTGAACTAGAAGACTTTGAGCTTGAGCTAGAACTAGAGCTAGAAGACTTCGAACTAGAACTAATACTAGAACTGGAACTGCTCGAAGACTTAGAACTCGAAGACTTAGAACTAGAGCTCGAAGACTTAGAGCTAGAACTTGAAGACTTAGAACTCGAGCTTAAAGAACTAGAACTAGAAGATTTAGAACTCGAACTCAAGGAACTAGAACTTGAACTCAAAGAACTAGAAGAACTAGACGTCGAAGAACTTGAGGAACTTGAGGAAAGATTGACTGTCAAATACGTTATTCCATCAGAACAAAACCTTAGTTCGTCAGTAGAGTCTCGATACATCCTGCCCTTAGCTACTGCCGGAGCAGTAGTTCGGGCAGTAAAGTCGATATATTCAAGAACCTTGACTCTTTTGGCTTTAGTTCGACCCCAATGGAATCGTGCTTCATCAGCCATAATGGTTCCTCCTAAGATGTAACTTTAATCAGATATTTCATCCAAACTCTTTAAAAGAGCGTTACCAAAAAAGATTAATCATCCGCACTCGTACCAGTTGAAACTCTTTTGTACATATAACCGGCACTGGAATTCGTTATCTTCGGAGAATATACCTTATTTACTTTAATAAATTCCCCTTCACGATCGTCATCTCTCCACTTAACAACCTTAAAACCCTTGGAAACAAAATTTCTTCCAATGGTCAAGGGATGTCCCGGATTCACAAAGGCAATTGGCACACGGTATTTCATAATATACTCGTATGAAGCCGTCTGGCCTTCATCTGAAGCGTTCCACAGGCCATCTGCTATAACCACTTTCATGTTTCGCAGAGTAGGCGGAAGAGCATCTCCGGTAATCATTGATGTAGTGTGATATTTAAGGATTTCCCTTATTGCCGGATCCTTAACAATAGCTTCGGAAACTTCCGTTGTAAAACCAATCTTATTCGGTCGCTTTCCGATGGCTTTTGAAATGACCACAATTGCATCAGACAAATCAGCAAGGATATCAGGATCAGTTCCGCCAATCCATGCGGTCGTAGCGGTTAAATTTGAGTAAAGGCTTCCACTTTCAAGCCCAGATGTTCCAAGCAACAGAGCCCAAATATCTATTTCTCCAGAAAGCAATGTCTTTTCTGTAAGAAAATTTGTAACATCGATCTTTGGACGAACAGGAGCGTCTGCGTTTTGCATTGCTCTATCAGTAACGATATCTTTTATAGCCCTTTCATAAGTGCTATATGTTCCTTCGTCATAAGATAGGGTCGCCTCTTCCGTTATAGCTCCGTCTGCTTTCTTCGGAGCGCCCTTAAAGAACCCGTCTTTTCTAAAGATTCTATACTTATCAGATTCTTTAGCAACGGGATAGTCAGGTAAAAATTCTCCGCCAACAAATTCGTTGTTCGTATAGCGAACAGCCAAGCCGGTGAGGAACTTATCGTCTCTGACATTCCCTTTTGACACGTTATACATGCGATATCACCTCCAGATTTTAAAAATAAACCAATTCCAAAAAGGTTATCCGATAAACGTGAAGCCAGCTCCCTTCATAAGAACAGGAATTTTGTCTCCATCATCTCCAGCATTAAGAGCGATTCCAAGGATACCCTGGATAGTCCCTCCACCAGTAGGAGTAATCGGTTTGATGAGACCAGCTTCGCCATCATCAGAACCAACAACATTTCCTCTTGTAACGGCTTTCGCGCATTCGCATTTAACAATTGGCCCACAAGCAATTGGGACCATTATTCCATCCTTTGAATCCGAAAGAGCTACTCCAATTACAAGAGCTGTTCCGGTAGTCGTATGGGCCTTCACTTCTCTAAAAGAAGTTCCCAATTCAACAAGGTCTCCTTCCAGAATAGAAAGAGAACTTTCCAATGCACCCTTATCGGAACCACCCCTATCGTCATCACCTTCCGCAAGAAAGTTCTGGACAAAATCATTAGGACTCCATCCATAGGTAAAACCAGTTGTCTCGGTCGGCAGTGCCATATTTCTTCACCTCCTTAAATTTTTTTATTCAATCTTTCCTTCTTTGGAGAGGTTAACTAAAGCCTCTTCATATGAAAGCTTTTTTTCATCGGCATATGCTTGAACATCCTCTACGGAAAGTTCCTTGCTATTGCCGGTTGGAGTTCTTACGGATTCACTTAATTCTGAATCTGTAAATCTAAACTCTTCCGGAATAGAAAGTAAAACCTTTTCAATGAGGTCAGCCAAACCGACAATCACTTCTTCTGTTTTTCCATCTTTTTCTTCAGAAAGCTTAACGGAAAATTTCTTACTTTCCTCTGAAAGCAAGAAGGGTTTAATCGTTTCAATAGTCGCCGGGAAAGCTCCTGCTTTACGAAAATCCTCAAATTTCTTTTCAATATTGAGTTTATACTTTTCGGATTGCAGGTCTTTATTTGACTCCATCAAACTCGTTACCGATTTGGTTAACGCACTGACATCATCAGAAAGAGTCTTGATTTTGTCATTATCTTCTTGGAGCTTTTTGTTTTTCTCTTCGAGCTCCTTGGTTATTCTTTCAACTTCAATTTGAGCATCGGCTGCTTTCTTAGTAGCCTCTTCTAATTCTTTTGTCTCAGGATTATCTTCTTTCTTTTCTGGCTTTTTATCCGAGAGGGCTTTAATGTGATTGACAACTTCCTTGAGCGTATCGTTTACGGTTTCGAGCTCTTTCTTAGAGGATTTATCGTTAGCCTCTTCGAGTTCTGTAACTTTTGCGGTAAGCTCTTCCTGTTCTTTCTTTAACTCCTTTAGGGTTTTTTCCATTTCTTCTGTCACCTCCTCTGGTTCAGTTAATTCTTCTAATTCCACCATGTCCCCATCTTCACTTAAAAAAAGAGGTTTCATTCCTTTTATAAAAGGTCGATTCGTTAAGCCTCCTCCAAGAAGAGCTGGTCCATAGTTTACCCTTATTTCTTTTTCTTGAATTTCTCCATCGACCACTTCATCTTCAAATGTGGTTTCGACATAATCATCAGTGTATTCTGAAGAAAAATATCGAAATTCTTTATTTTTTATAGAATCCCTTCCCTTACCTGTAAACTCAACAGTTGCCATAAGATCACCAGAAGCATCATCTGTATAGAGCTTTTTAACCCAAGCGGCAGCTCCCCAATCTGGATTATGCTTAAAATCAAAAGCAATATCTTTTTGTGGGATATCTTTACTAAAATTTCGAATAAGGCCACTGAAAAAAACATCATCAAAGCGAAGAACTCCCCACCATGGATGACGAAATTTCCCTTTCTTTAGAATTTGAATATTTGCAGACTTATCTGCTAATTGGATTGCTTCAAGGGAGGATTCTGATAAAGGAACAAAGAATTTATGGATAGATTCAGACTTACTTTTTATCTTTTTGTCATTTTTCATATATCTATCCTTAGAAAGTTTAGGATTTCCATCATGGATTGCTTCCCATGCCAATAAATTGTTCTCTTCTGCGTATGCAAGTAATTCATCAAATTCTTTAGTTCCTTCTTTGATTTCTTCAAGACTGGATATAAACTGATCATCCATCTTACCAGACTTCTTCAGAGAAGCTGTACAGATCGCAAAAGCAGAAGACTTGCTTTTCCCTTGAGAAATGAGTTTAGAAACACATTTTTCAAGGATTTCAGGCATTTTAACCACCTCCCTTCCAGAAAAATTAAATAAAAAATCTATTAAGTTGGGCTATTGATAAATCAATTTTCCGTTTCATAGACTCTGTTTAAAACCAGACGCCTCACCAGATTTTTATTTAATGTCAGACTCAACCCCTGAACCAGACAATCTAAGTTAGCATTAATGATATCTAAGTTTATTTCAAAAAAGCAAGATAAAAAAATAGATTCAGAGTAACTTTAGATAGACGTAGTCCTTAGATCAAAAAAAAATTAAATGATAAACTTTTTTAACTATAAAAAATTTGTATGTCGAAGGAATTTAAACTTTGGTTTTGAAAATTTTGCAAATCCTCTGGCATAGTTCTGATACCTACAGACTTTACAAAAAGAAACTTTTGGAAAAAGATTTATCCGATTTTTCCATATTTCTTTAAAGGTAGATTTCTCTAAATTCCCAAGAACAAAGTGTTTATCTCCTCTGTGCTGGCAACAAAAATAAACATTTGCGTCTGCGCCAACTACCCCAATCAACCCCGCAATTTGACAGGGAAGATGATCTTCTGCGTTATATCGTTCTGTAACTATGGATTTCTCTCCAGAAAAGCCTTCAAAAGAAATATTTTTTCTATTGCCCTTTGTTACCATAGGCTTAAACTGAATATAATCTACACCAAGGAATCCAGCAAGATCTTGGGCAAGTTTAATTCCAATTTGATTTTCAATACAAACGATATAACTTACTCCAACATCTGTTACTTGTCTTTGCGTTAGAGCTTGAATGTTTTCTACAACTATATTAAAAAAATCCATTCCCTTAACTCTTATGTAAGAATCTCTATCATAAGAATCAAGGCTAATTCGGATAAACTTAAACCATTCTGGATGCTCTACTTTATTAAGAAGAACCCCATTCGTAATTAGCCCAAGCTCAAAGCCTTTAGAATGAGCTAATTCGACCATATTATTAAATTCTG